GGCGACACCCTCGCGGCTGGTGGGGATTACCGCGCCGTCCTCGACGGCTTCGCGGGCCTTGTCCTGCTGGCGGTCGTCCAGGCCGTCGAACGCGGCCTCGATGGCTGCGCAACGGGGGCCGATGCCCCGGGCGACACTTCCGGCTGCTCGCAAACTTCTTCCGCAGCTTCGGCACTTCACGGCCTGGCTAGTGCTGGTCATTACCCGCCCCCTTGCTTGCTTGTGTACGTACACCAAGCTATCATGGGTGTACGTACACCGCAAGGGAGCAGCATTGAAAACCGTACGTACACCGGGCACACTTGAGCGCGTGCCCGACAAACCGAAGAACAAGCACCGAATGGTCCGCTTCTCTGATGAAGACTGGGCCGAACTCGGCGAGCTGGCAGATCTGGCGGACAGCGACCGGAGTGCCATCCTCCGCCAGCTCGCGCACTGGTGGATGCGGCGGCGCGGTGCACGCCTGCCGGATCGCCCAGAGCGGCGCGAAGGTGGCCAGTGAGCGGACTGCGCGAGCGCATCTGCACGGTCGAGGGATGTGCCGAACCTCATCGATCCAAGGGGCTCTGCAAGCTTCACTATGAGCGCCACCTCAAGGGCCGCATTCTGGAGGAGCCGCGATTTTACGTTTCCACAGACGGCCCGTGTCTCGTGAATGGCTGCGCCCAGCCGCGTCGATCGCGCGGGCTCTGCAACTCCCACTACAACAAAGCTCTGCGCCGGGCAGAGTGCCCTGTCTGCAGCGAATCCCGACAGAAGACGAGCGTCCTGTGCGTCTCCTGCTACCGTGCCGCAGCAGCCGCTCATTTGCCAACCGAGAAACTGTGTCGGGGCTGCGACCGCGCGCTGTCGCTGGACGCGTTTGGCCTCAGGACGTCCGGTGGTGCCGCGAGATGGAGGTCGCGCTGTAAGGAATGCGAATGCACCGAGCAGAGGCTGCGCGCCAGCCTTCACTCGAAGACGGCGCCTCGTGACCGATCGGCCGAACGCTCCTCTGCCCCGTACCTCGGTCTTCGTCGATACGCCAAGAAACTTGGCATCCCTTGGGCTGAGGTGGTCGAACGATACCCGGTCGATAACCGCTGCGAGATCTGTCGGCGCACCCCGCAAGAAGCCAATCCTGGTGGAAGGTTTACGCGCTTGGCACTCGATCATTGCCATGAGACGAACGCGCTTCGCGGCTTCCTGTGCGGACCGTGCAATACCGGGCTGGGGCAACTCGGTGATGCTCCCGAACGGGTGCGGCTTGCGCTGAGGTACCTGCTCAGTCACTATCCCGACGCAGCAGGCAAAACCCGCCGACGTGGCATCGCTCCGCAGTCCCCACAGGAAGCGCTCTTTGAACTGGCCGCCGCTTCGTAGCGCCCTATCCCCGCCGTGCGGGGCGGGAACGCGGCCAGCCAGCGCGCTCACCACAGGGTCACCTCAACGTCCTCACCCGCCGCGGCCGCCGACCCCGGCACCGAAGCCTCCCCGCACACCGCGTCGCCGGTCACCCGGTCGATAGCCACCCAGGTCTCCGCTAGGAGCATCGGACGCCTGCAGCAGGAGGTCCACCCGTCAACAGGCTCGGCCGTGGCCAGCTCGACGGGCCGGGCGGGCGCGTCTCCCTTGCGGTGCAGGACGGTCAGCACCTCGGAAGCGGGGACGACGAACTCAGGCGGCACGGCGCCCGGCCCTCTCGTCGTACCTGATCCCGGCCATCAGCCCCTCCGGTCTCGGCGCGGGCTTCGGCGGGGACGCCTTCCTGCGTGCCGCCTGGAGCATCGTCGCGGGGCGAGGGTCGTCCTCGGTGATGTTTTCGGCCTGATGCTCGGTCATCGCGATCCCTTCTTGATCAGCCCGCAGATCCGGGCTGCAGCCTCTTCCGCGCGCTCCCGCTCGGTGTACTCGGTGAGGATGTCCGCCATCCCCCTGATGACCGCCTCGGGCAGCCATGAGGACTCAGGGACCAGCCTGCAGAGGGGGTAGACGAGGCGCTCATCCTCGATCGGGATGCCCTCTGGCTGCATCAGCCAGCCAGTGTCATCGGAGAGCCGGTAGAACCGCTGGCCGATCTTGTCCTGGTACATCTCGCGGGGCTGGACAACCTCCTCGCCCTCGCTGCGCAGCGGAGGAGCGGCCAACTCCCCTTCGGGGATCATCCTGCGGAGAGGGCGCTCCGGGTAATGGTTGGAGTACAGCGTGCCGCTCTCGCAGAAGCGCCAGTCGGGGCCGTCGTCGTCACCGCGCATGCGGAACCACGCCCGGCCTTCCGGGTCCGCGTAGATCTCGCCCGGCTTGTACTCGGGCTCGCGGAGATGGCGCTTCACGTAGCCGAACAGGCATGTGGCGAGACGTTCCTCGCCGGCGTGCTCGAACAGGCCGCGCAGGCCCTTGCTCAGGTCCACGAACTGGCCTGCGTTCCTCAGCGCCTCGGCCAGCTCGTCCTCGGTGATGCTCTCGGCCCCCTCCGGGGCGGGCTGGCCGGTCACGACTGGTCCCCCATCGGGTGAGAGCCGGCTTTCCGCGTGACATGGCCCGTACTACCGCACACGCCGCAGCGGTAGAGGTCCGTCGTCTCGCCGCGCGCCGTGACGGATTCGGTATGGGTCATCGCCTCACCGCAGCGGCATGCGGGCACGAGGTCGAGCGTGACCTCATCGGTGTCGTGGTTGACCTGGAAATGCAGCTGCAACGCTTCCACGGTCATGCTCTCGGGAGGTACCCAGCCGCACCGCTTGCACTGGAGCCGCAGCCGCTTGTTCAGGCTCCCCAGGCTCGCGCCGGTCACGACTGGTCCCCGTGCGGGCTTCCGCCGCACTCACAGGTGTCCGAGCAGCCGGTACAGCAGGGGCCGGCGTCGGCACCCTCGTTGATGATCGCGCGGACGGCGGTCCCGATCGCGGCGGCCAGCTCGCCGGGCGGCGTGCAGTCGGAGCAGCGGTCATCGGGACCGCAGCCGCACGGGCCCCTGGAGGGCACGCGCTCCCACTGCAGAGCGATGACCGTGCGCCGCACCACGGAGCCGTTCGTGTACCGGCTCAGGTGGTCGCGGGCGTCTTCCTCGTCGTCGTACTCGGCGACAAAACCGACGCCGTCGTTCAGGTTCTCGCTGCCCCAGGCGACAGCCCATTGAGTGCTCACGCGGGGCTCGGCTCCGTAGGCGACCTTGAATGACCAGATCCCGTGGGCGAGAATCCCAGCTCGCGCCTCCTCGCGGACACGGCGGGCCCGCGCGTCCTCGTCGGCCTGTTCGGTGGTGCTCATCGGTTGCCCTCCTCGGCCTTGCGCTCAAGCTCCCGGTCCAGCGCCACGGCGGCGCTGATGTAGGGCTGGCTGATCTCAGGCGTCCGCGCGTTCATCGCGGCCATGTTGAGCGCGCTCCGGATCGCGTCCGCGTGGGCCAGCAGGCCCTTCGGGGGCGACTGGAGCTTCTGCAGCGTCACCAGCTCGTCGGCAAGCGGCCCGATCTCGTCGCAGGCCGCGCTGCCCAGGTGCTCCCACAGCCACTCTCCGACGCCGCCCCCGTCGTCCCAGGCGTTGCGGATCTCCTGCGCTACCTGAGTGCCCAGCTCCGGGTCGGAGGCGTCGAGCGCGTACAGGGCATGAGCGGCGGCGAACAGGATCGTCAGCAGGTCGATCTGGCCCCGGCTCAGCGGCACGGACGAGCCGAGCTGCTGGTGGTTGATCACCGCTGACCGCATCGCCAGCCAGCGGGCGAGGCTCTTGGCGGTCGTGGTCTCGTCAGTATCCTGGTAGGGGGCGATCTCGTTCAGGCGGTCGCGGATCTGCTTAGCGCGCTCGGCGGGTGCCGCTTCGGTGGTGCTCACTTCGGTTCTCCTCGGTCTCGGTGGGTGGGGGTCAGGCCCGGCGCAGTCGCCGGCTGAACGGGATGACGGCCACGGAGCCGTCCTCATAGCGGACCGTTACGTTCTTGGGCCCGGCTGCTGCCCGTGGCGGACTGAGCCAGAGGCAGGCGGACCGCTCCCGGTTCCGTCGCGGTCCCCACTGGGTGAGGACGGTGCAGGGGCGAGGCGGGTCGTAGCGCCCCGCGAGGCGGTCTCCGGGGTCGAGGTAGAGGCGGGTCGAGGGGATCATGCGGCACCTGGCTTGCGGGTGTTCGCCTGAGCGTTGCGGTACTTCGTCAGGCCCGAACGGCGCTTGCCGGAGGCGACGTGGCGGATATCCACAACCGTCTCCCCGATCGCGTACGCGGTGTCCGGCGTCCACGACGGGCACCGGCCGCAATAGCAGCGAAGAGGGGCGCAGTAGCGTTCCGAATCCGGCTCCGGGGTACCCGCCAGCTTCGCGGGAGTGTGGTCGCCGCAGCGGTAGCCAACGGCATACAGGCGGGTGTCCCCCGAGCCGCAGAAGCAGGCGCCCGAGGTCATGCGACCTGCCCCCGGCCCTGCTGCTCGTCCTGCTCGGGGTTGTACATCTCGCCGCACATGGCGAAGTGGCCGCGGAACGCGAGCGTTGCCGTGCCGAGCGCCCCCTGCCTGTTTTTCGCGACGATCAAGTCGATTTCGCCGGCCCGGGCGGTCTCCTGCTCGTACACGTCCTCGCGGTACAGCAGGATCACGATGTCCGAGTCTTGTTCAACCGAGCCCGAGTCGCGCAGGTCCGCGGGCAGCGGACGGTGATCCGAGCGCATCTCGGGTCCGCGGTTGAGCTGACTGCCGACGATGACCGGCACCTTGAACTCCTTGGCCAGCAGCTTGATCCCTCGGGAGAACTCCGACACCTCCCGCTCGCGGCTCTCGGCCTTCCCCTTCTGCTTGCCCATCAGCCCGAGGTAGTCAACGACGACAAGCTCGGCCGGGTGACCGGCCCTGGCCATCGCCCGCAGGTTGGAGCGGATGGACTGCACGCTCATGTACGGGTTGTCATCGATCATCAGGTTCCCCGCGGCAGTCAGGTGCGGGTGCACCGCGGCGATGCGGTCCCAGTCGGGCTCGTCCAGCAGCCGGGCACGGATCTTCCGCAGGTCGACGGTGGCCTGGAAGGCCAGGATGCGCTCGATGCACTCGTCTGCGGACATTTCCATGGTGCACACCAGGACCGGGCGGCCGAACGTGACGCCAGCGCGGACGGCGATGTTCAGCATCACCACCGACTTGCCCATCGACGGCCGGCCGCCCACGGTGACCATCTCGCCGGGACGGAAGCCGGGTACGAGATTGTCGAGGTCTGACCATCCGGACCTGACGGCCCGGACTTCCTCCGGGCCCTTCTCCAGCCTGGTGAGGAACGGGCCGATCAGGTCCGCGAGGCTGAGGGCGCCCTGCGGTGCGGCGATCCCCGCGGCCTCGTCGATGATCCGGTACACCCGGTCGATCCGCTCGGCCAGGTCGGCGGACCCGGCGAGCGCGGCCTGCTTGATGCGCTCGCTGGCCTCGGCGATCCGCCACCGGACCGCGCACTCGCGGACCCGCCCGGCGTAATGCGCGGCCATCGCCGGGGACGGCACGGCGGCGATCAGGGTGTGCAGGTAGTCCGCGCGGCCGACCTTGCCGATCGTCCCCCGCCGTTCGAGCTCGGCCTTGAGCGTGATCGCGTCGGCGTCCACGCCGCGGGCGGCCAGGGCGGTGATGGCCGCGAGGATTTCCTTATGCGCCGGGCGGACCATGTCGTCCGGGCCGAGAATCTCCAGGCATTCCGCGAGAGCGGCCGGAGAAAGGATCATCGAGCCGAGCGCGGCCTGCTCGGCCTCGATGTCGCGGGGCATGCCGGCGAAGTCGTCGTCGCTCATCGGGGCGCCTTCCGTAGCTTGCGGATGTCTTTCGCCGCGTAATGCGCGGTCATCAGGTCGGCCGCGCCGCCGCGGGTCAGGCCCGCGAGCTTGTCCGCGTAGCCCATGCGCTCCAGGGCGCCGGTCTGCGCCGGGGTCGGCGGCCTGTCCCGCCATGCGGCCTTGGCCTGCGACAGGACCCCGCCATTCGCTCGGGCGACTTCCTCGCCGACGCCGCGGGCCCAGTCCAGGGTGAGCGGCTTACCGGATTCCAGCAGCGGCAGGCGGCCCTTCGCGCAGCGGTACACATTCCAGGAGTCGTCCAGGCTGTCACCCGGAACCGGGACCAGGATCATCGTCTGATCGGCGCCCGCAGGGAGCACCCACGACCCTTCGGCCTCCAGCCAGCGCAGGTCGCTGCGACGCAGGAGGTCGACGTGCCTGGTCCGGGCCGCGGCGACGGCGATCTTCTGCCTCTCGGTGCCGGCCTGCTCCTCGGCCGCGTCGAGCAGGGACTGCCCCTTCTTGACCGAGCCGGGAGGCAGGCCGGCCAGGTTCGCGATCGTCGCCAGCCCGAGATCGGACGCGCCGGTCACGTCGAGGATCAGCGCGTCATCCTTGGCGTACGGCTGGCCGTTGAGCTTGCCGACGAACGGGCGCAGTACCCGGCCGGCCATCTGGACGAACAGCGGCGCTGATTTGGTCGGCCGCAGCATCAGCGCGCACGACACGGCCGGCTCGTCCCAGCCCTCGGTGAGCACGGCGCAGTTCGTGACCACCCGCGTCTCCCCGCGGTGCAGCCGGGCCAGGACGCCGCGGCGGTCGTCGGTGTGCATCGTCCCGTCGACCGCTTCGGCCGGGATTCCCGTGGCCCTCAGCTTCTCCGCGAGGGCGTGCGCGGTGGCGATCGTCGGCGTGAACGCGACCCCGAGGCGGCCCTTCGCGTACTCGGCGTACGCCTTCGCCGCGGCGTTCAGCGCGTCGGAGCGCTCCAGCTCGGCGCCGATCGAGGAATCCGTGTAGTCGCCCGCGCGGACCTGGACGTTGCCGAGGTCGAAGTCCGTTCCGATCTGGACGGCCCGGACATCGCACAGGTAGCCCTCGGCGATCATCTGGACGATGCCGCGCTGGTAGGTGATCTCGGACCACGCCGCGCGGAGCCCGACCTTGTCGCTGCGGCCCGCGGTGGCGGTAAAGCCGACCGTCAGCGGGCCGCCCGCGTCCATGCACCCGAGCTCGGCGAGGATGTCCAGGTAGGTGCTGGCGACCGCGTGGTGGGCCTCGTCCACGATGACCGTGGAGAACTTCCCGAGCCGTGCCACCCGGCCGGGCCGGGCCAGGGTCTGCACCGAGGCGACGACGACGCGGGCGTCGTGCTCGTCCTGCCGTGCCTTGACGATCCCGATGTCCAGCGAGCCGCCGACGAGCGCCAGCTTGGACGCGGCCTGCGAGATCAGCTCGTCCCGGTGGGCCAGGACCAGCGCGCGGCCGGGGCGGCGGCTCACCAGGTGGGCGAAGACCACGGTCTTGCCGCCCCCGGTGGGCAGGACGACGAGCTGGCGGGTGACGCCGCGGGCATGAGCGGCGCCGATGGCGTCCAGGGCCTGCGACTGGTAGGGCCGCAGCGGCAGCGGGGAGTTGCCGGGCATCTCCAGCGCGAGCACGCTCATGATGCCCCCGGTCGCACGCCGCGGTCCTTCAGCAGCCGCCGGTCGGGGCCCTTCATCATCACGACGGTGCATTCGGCGAGGCGGGAGAACACTCGCTCGCTCATGGCCGATTCAAGCGTCCGCTCGCCAGGGACCTTGCTGCGGACTTGCAGGTTGGTCGTGTAGATCGACGGCAGGAGGCTTGCGCTGCGGTGGTTGACCAGGCGGTACGTGACTTCCTCGGTCCACTCGCTGTCCTTGGCCGCGCCGAGGTCGTCCAGCAGTAGCAGCGGAACCGCCGACCAGCGCCGGAACTCGGCTTCCGTGTCGGTGTCGTCCCTGGGCCGCAGACGCGCGAACAGGTCCGGCGTGTTCGTCGCCAGCCAGCCGATGACGATGCCGCTGGCTGCGATGCGCCGGATGGCCCCGAACGCCTGGTGGGTCTTCCCCACTCCGGTCGTCCCGCTGATGAGCAGCGGGACCGCGGTGGTTCCGGCCCGATAGGCACCGACGAGCGAGTCTGACCAGGCGATGACCCGTTCGTCGGTGGCGGTGGCGTCGCGGAACCGCGGCGGGATGCGCTTGCGGGTCGTCTCGTCGGCGCGGCGGAAGAATCCCTCGCGGGTGCTCAGGTCGTAGTTGCCGGTAATGTCGCTAGTCATCGGTAAACCCCATGGTGTAGGCGTCCGGGTCTGTCGGGTTGCGATAGGGCTGGTGGCCGCGCTTCGGCTGCTGGCCCGGCGGAAGGCCCTGCAGTTCGGTGCGGAGGGTGTCGACGGTCACCGAGCGGCCCTCGGCGGCGAGGCGCAGCAGGGCGGCACGGATCTCGTCGTCAGCGAACCGGCCCGACTTGATCGCGCTGATGACGACGCCGTTGACGGCGGGCCATTTGCACATCGGCTCCGCTTCGGCGTAGGCGTCGGTCAGCCTCTTGGATCGCTGGGTGATCGTAAGCAAAGTGCTTTCGCCAGCCGCGGCAGCGGCAGGCGCCGTAGGTGCCTGTAGGTCTTTACCTGTATCTGTAACTGACTCTGTCTTTGGGGTCGATCGGCTTACGTTTTGCTTAGCAACTTGCTTACGGCTTGCTTGCGCGGTGCCCGGAGCTGGACGTTTACGGCTCTTGGCGCCCCCGGCGCGACCTGCCTCGGCGCGCACCTGGGACAGCTTTTCGACGTCCTCCCTGGTGCCGTTTCGCTTCAAGTAGGCGCACACTTGCCAGCCCTGTGCTTGATCCTGCTTATCGTTTGCTTCCGCGTTGCTTACCTCTTTGATTAGCCCAACCGAAGCAAGTTGCTTAGCAAGTTGGTTACCGTGCTCCATGTCCAGCGGGTACACCAGCAGGCCGATCTGCTCAGCGGGCACGAATCCATCGGTGAGCAGCCGCTTGCAATGCAGGATCATCTGCACGTAGAGATCTCGGGCGAGATTGGCGTCAGCCCCGTACCGGGCGAGCGCGCGGACCTTGGGATCGTCCGCGAACGTCACCGCGAGCTTGACGTAGATCTCCCCCAGGGCCACCCGTGGCCGCCTTCCCGATCATGGTTCCGATGGGTGATGTAGGCGACTCTAGTTGCAATCCCGATCGCAACGCAAGTCACAATCCTGATTGCCGCTAGAGTCGCAACGTGCTAAGCTATGCCGATCGTGACCTTGCGTTGCGACCCGGATCGGCATCACAATGAAGGCGTGGATGAGAAGGTGAAACAGGAGTTGGCCGACCTGGAGGCCATCGCGTTGCGTGTCGTCCGCCGCAAGGCCGCGAACGAGCGGGACGAGGAGGAGATCCGGCGCAGGCTCCCAGGGCTGCGTGCGCAGGATGTCGGCCCGGCCGAGCTGGAGCGGACCATCCACAGCGTGTTCGTCGCGGGCTCGATCTCCCGCTGGACCAAGGACGACGCTCCGGCTCATCGCCGCAAGAGGGCCAAGGCCAGCTCGGCCGCCAGCTAGCCCCCGCACACGCGAACGCCGCCCGGTCTCCCGGACGGCACCTGAACCGCTCGTCCCCATCAGCTAGCCGGCCTTCCTCGTCGGTGCGCTCTTAACGTCCTGTACCGCTACTCCCCGGTACCTCCTGCACCCGCAGAACCTGGCGCAGTGCAGTCCGTCAGGAGGGTGACGGTGGGAGGTGAAAGGATGCGAGCAAGGGCAGAGGGGGCTGTCCGCGGGCTCGGTGAGCACGTCGTCAAGGAACTCGTCAAGGTTCACGCGGCACGCTCCCTGGCCCGGTAAACGGCCCGCTCCAGCGTCCTGGCCGGCACCCCGAGACGTTCGGCAGCGAAGGGAAGGGCCACGCCCATCTCGCTCAGCTCCGCGGCCTCAGCGACGAGCACGGCGCCGCGGGGGACATCTCGCGTCCGCTGCCACCCTTCGGCCGGCCCGGCCTCCGGGTCGTCGATCGCTTCCTCGTCCCATGCGAGCGGCGGCGCCCATCCGGCCGCCCGGGCGCTGTTCCTGGCCCGGCTCGCGGAGATCTTCTCCCGCTGGCCCGGCTCGGCCGGCGGCGTGGCCCACAGCTCGTCATAGAGCGCCGAGACAGCGCGGGCCGTCGCCGCGGTCACGTTCTCCCGGCCCATCACGTCACTGAAGTTCGACGGCAGCATCCCGAGCCGCCTGGCGAGCTTCGCCTGCGACCAGCCGATCGCGACGAGGGCCTGAAGCCGGCGGCGCGTCCCGGTCGCGTCCACGTGGGTCTTGCCGCCGAGCGCAGCCCGCGACGGCTGGACGGCGAGGATCGCCGCGGCGGTCTCCGGTCGGATCCGGCGCGACGGCGGACGGTCTCCCGGCCCCCCGTACAGGAGCTTGCTCACCGCCCCGGTGGATACCCCGGCCAGGTCCGCGGCCCGCTTCCAGCCGATCCCCTGTGATGCGAGCAGCCGGACATGCTGCCGGGCCGGCCCGGCGTCCACGTAGGGCTGCCAGGTGCCGTAGGCGATCATCCGGTGGCGGTTGTTCTCGGCCGTCCGGTTGGCCTTCGTGCACGGGGTGCAGTGGCAGCCCGCGACGTAGGCCGCCCGGGTGCCGTGCCCGCGCCCGGTCATGGCGCCTCACCCGCCTCTTCTGCCGCCGTTGCCGGGGGCATCCCCTCACATGGCCACAGGTCTGTATGCACCCACGGGTACGGGGGCTCGCCGGGCCATAGCTGGATGAAGATGCCGCGGCGGTGAGCGAGGCAGGTGGCGCTGGTGCAGTAGCTCACGCGGCGGCTCCGGTCTCGGCCGCCAGCTCGGTGAGGTGCAGCACCAGCCGTCCCCGCGGGAAGATCTCGCCGATGGTGCACCAGATCCCGGCCACGTACCGCGGGCATTCGTCGTCCTCGAGCACGCCGGCCATGACGATCCCGTCGACCGCGGACTTGGCCGATGCAACCGGGTTATCAGCGTCGCGGTGGCGCCGGTCGGGCGGCTGGTAGATGACGGCGATCCTGGCCCGCTCCAGCCGCGGGACCTTCGCCTGCCGGGCCACCACGCACGCGGCGTTCTTGATCGCCTGCCCGCGCTCGTGGCGCTCGCGCCAGCCGAGCCGGTCGTTCAGCGACAGCAGCGGCATCCCGGCCGGCAGGGCGATGGTCCAGGTGGACCCGGACGGGAGCGCGCTCGATCCCGAAGGCGCACCCCCACCCGGAGCTTTCGGTGCCCTCACCCGGCCCGGCGCAGCCTGTACCACCAAGGCCGCGCCGGGGTCCGGGTCGGGCGGCGCTGCCCTGTGTGGCTCTAGGGAAGACAGCGACGATCTGGTGCAACGAGGGGATGCGGCGTTGGCCGCAAGATCCGAGTCAGTCATTTGCGCTACGCCACCTGATTGAGTCGTCGCGCTCCGCGGCGCTTTCCGTTGTCTTCGCGCTCGCATTCACGGCAAATGCGAGCGCCATTGTTGCGGATACGCGTGTTCGCCTCGTTAAAAGGATGACCGCGAATACATTCAGTCTTAAGGGCATTCAGGGCCGGGAGGCTCATTCCTCGCATGGTATTCACGACAGTAGGAACAGGCTTCAGGTGCGCCGGATTGCAGCAGCGCCGATGCGGGCAGTGGGAACCGCCAGGGCAGCCGCTGCCACGCTCGTGACAGAGATGGTCCAACGTTAGGCCAGCCGATATGGGGCCGACGGCGAGCAGGTAGGCAATTCGGTGCGCGCGAGATGTGCGGCTATGCTGTTTTACGACACCGTAACCCTTTTCGCTGATCCTGCCCGTCCACGCCCAGCACTCATCTTGGCCGCGCACATCGACCTTTGTCCAGAAATCCTGAGCCGCCAATTCTCGCAGATGCTGCTGAAAGTGCCCCCTTGCGTATCGGAGGCGTTCGCGGCCCTTGCGCCTGCGAAAGGGGGGAACCTGGCCGCAGCCGCATTTGCAGAGCGGATCGCCATTCACGGTCTGTCCGGTGGCTGAGTCTGTGACAAGCGTGCGAACGCGGGTAGCCTGCATGGCTAGCCCCTCCTCGGTGAAGTCGAGTGAGCGGGTTAGGGGCCGCTTGGTGTTGACGCACCTCGCGGTCCCGCTAATTATCTCATTAAATGCGCTCACATGTTCGATATTCACCCGGCAGGCATAACGGTTCCTGCCGTCAAATAGAGCGGAAGCCCCCGCCTCCGGTAGGGATCGGAATGACGGCGGGGAAGTCTCGCGGGCTCCTCGCTGCCTGGGAGAGGAACCCGCGCCCGTACGGCCAGAATCAGCGGCACGGGTCGCACGCGGGGCTGCTACGGGGGGGCGCAGCTCCGTTCGTGCGGGCTGGGGGGTCTGGGGGGTCACGATGCGCCGCCTTCGCCTGGGATCAGCGCGGCTACTTCAGCAGCGACGAGAGTGCGCCACACGCGGCCACGGCCCGGCTCGGAGACGAGAACGACCTTCAGCGGCGGCGCGGTGAGCATCGCCCCGTTGAGGATGACGCGCTCATGCTCGCAGCCCTTGTCCGAGCACCGGGTGGTGACCTGCTTGCCGGTGAGCTGCCACGCGCCCGGTCGGACGTAGCAGGCGTACCAGGGGTGCGCAGGGTCACCGCGAGACTCAGGCGCGGTGGGGTCGGTGGGCGTCCAGCCTCCGCAGCCGCAGTGTTCGTCGGGGCAGACGTGGCCGCGGCGTCCCTCAGATACCTTGTCGTGGCTGGCGTACCGATCCTGGCGCCCGGCCACCATCGGGCACGCCCTGGAGGCGTAGCCGGCGCACGGGGCGCACAGGGGCGGCTCATCGAAGTGGAGGGCGCAGAGCTGGTTCGGGCCGCCGAACAGGACGGCGGGATGGGCGATCCGCTGGCCGCAGGTCTGGCAGAGCCCGCGCTGCCAGCATTGCTCGTACTTCGCGTGATGCGGGGCGCGGAAGTCGACTCCGCCGTCAGCTAGCCGAAGGTTGACGAACGGCGCGACGAGCCCGCCGACAACGGGCCGGGCCGCGCAGCTAGCAGGAATCGGAGGGCGCAGGTCATCAGTCGTCGCGGTCACTTCACCCCGCCCGTCTCCCGCACCACGGCAGCAGCAGCCAGGATGGTGCGCCTCGTCGCGCACTTCGGGCACGATGGCCGGTCCCGGTGATCGCAGATCTCGGCGGGCATCGCCTCGACAGCTTCGGCCAGCTGGGCGGCGACTGCTGCCCGGTTCTGCGCCAGCCTGGCGTCGAGGGTCCTGGGGAAGATGATCACGACACCTCTCCTCGCTGCTGCTTGTCGCGCATCCACCGGAGGGCGATACGGGCAGCCATTCCGGTCGCTTCGGGAGGACTCCCGCCCATGCGCTTAAGCTCGCTGCGGATCTCGGCGGCCAGTTCCTGAACCTCAGCCGGGTCGGGCTCGTCGGACTGCACCTCGTCAGCACGGATGGCGATCAGCGCCGCCAGCCTGCGAGCCACGGCGGGCTCGATCTCCTCGGGCTGAATGCCGTACAAGCCGACCGTCACCCTGTCGCCCAGTCGGCCGACCTCGATGGGCCCGGCGCGGTTCACGCCGTCCTTGACGGTGGCGCCCGGCCGCTCCAGGATCACCGGGGCAGGCAGTCCGGCCGCCTCGTGCATCGCCTCCGCGATCTGGCGCGCTACGGCGGGCACGTCTTCAGGCAGGACGCGTGTCGACGTGGCGTGGCCACAGTCCTCCTCATAGGTCCCGATGAGGCAGCCGCCGAGCGTCTCAACGCGGCTGACCCTGACCCACTCGCCCGGGCGGGGCATGTAGACGTACGGCAGGCTCACGACGCGCCTCCCGCGAGGATGGCGACCGTGGCCGACCCGGTGACCGATACGGCCAGCAGGGCCAGCCAGGGGGCGGCTTGCTCCAGGGTCCGGGACAGCCGGATCTCGCGGGCGCAGCCCAGGGCGGCGCCGAGGAGGAGAGCCGCGAGGAGGCACATGGCGGGGCGGGTCACCGGAGATCACCCGCTGCCAGGATCTCCACTACGGCCAGCCCGGCAGCCAGCAGGGCCACGGCGATCATGACGGCCTGCTGGCGGCGGTGGGTGATGCCCAGGGCCAGGGCGAACAAGCCGATGGCGCCGATGCCGAACCAGGCGGCGATGACGTAGAGGACGATACGAAGCGCGCTCACGCTGACCGCCTCGTCTGGCTGCTGAACGACGTGTACCTGAACGAGCCGTCGCCGAGGACGAGCCGCCCGATGTTGTTCCAGGCGTGGACGAAATGACCTGTTACCAGCGGAGGGTTCGGCCCGAAGCCATCGCCGAGCGTGACCACCGCGCCGAAGTCGGGCGCTCCCTGCTCGATCGCGTTGCGGATCCATGCTTGCGGCCCGCGTCCCCACTTCTCGAGCCAGAAGCTTTCGACCTGCTCGCGGACTCCGGCCGGCACCCAGTCCGGCCATTCCCACTCAGCCCAGGTGCGCGGCGCGCAGTCCGGATCTATCCTCAGCCGCGTCTGGGTGCCAGCCGTCGCGCCTGCTGCGACCACGCGGCGGCCCCCGTCGTGCTCGATGCGGCGGCTGGCGATGAACGGGGCACCGGGGCCGGCGTCGAAGAAGTGCGTCACGACTGGCCTCCCGCCGGGACGGTGCCGTTCGCTGCGGCTTCCGGGGCCACCGTCTCCGGCTGGAGGTTCACCCGGACCTGCGGTGCTTTCGGTGCCCCGATCTGGAACCGGGGCGCGACGGCGAGCGCGAGCTTCAGCCCGGCCCCGGTGAACGCGAGGTCCAGGACCGTGCGGGTGATGATGCTGGTGATGGCCACGGCGGTGCTCACGCGGTCACCTTCGCAACGCTGATCGCGCACTCGTGCGAAAGACCCCCGCCGAGCTCGTAGCACGTCCGGCAAAGGCCGGCCTCCCGCCGGTCGGCGTGCTCCTGGCACAGGTAGCCGTCCTTGACGTGCTCGTGAACGCAGATACGGCGGTACAGGCCGGCGGAGGTCTGGCCGCACGGCCCCAGCAGAATGCCGCAGAACTCGTTTACGGCCTGGCAGGCCGCCGTCCCGCCTGCCGCTGTATCCGGCCCGCCGGGCCCGGTGATGGTGCTCATGTGTTCCCTCCGCTCTTGAGCGGCCCGGCGCCGCAAGGATCGAACTCGGGCCTAACAGGCCCGCTCATCACCGCGTACTCGATCCCGGTGCCGTCAGGGCCGTGCTGCTGCGGACTGGCTGGCTGGCTCTCTTCTCCCCGCCAGTACGGCGGCACCTGCGGTGCGGGCAGGCGCTGCGTCCTGCGGAAGATCCTCACCGCAACGCCGCCTGCGCAGCCGCCAGGCACACGGCCCCGGCGATGAGGGATGCCGCACCGCACCCCGCCACGAGCCGCCAGTTCCGCGGCGGTACGCACAGCACGGCCACGGTGGCGAGCAGGAACGACGCAACTCCGGACGCTCCCGAGACGAGGCCCAGGAACCCGGTGATGATGGCAGTGATCATGTGCCCTCTCCAGTGCTCGTCCGGCCAAGCTGCTCCAGCAGCCAGCCCGCGAACGCGATAGCTTCCCTGCCGGGTGCCGTGCGGTGACGCCCGCGGCGGCCCCGGAACTTCCTGCAGGCTTCTGAGACGGCGACCGCGGTGACGATGAGCCACCACGGGGCGGTCCCGATGAGCGCGCTCACTGGCCGGCCGCCCTGATGCCCGCCAGCTGGCGGGCGAAGTGCTCGTACGCGGCGCCGTACACGGCCACCTCGGCCGCTGAGGGATGACCGGGGACCTCCGGGTGACCCAGGGGCATCCCGGCCGCGTGGCGCCGCATGGCGGCCTCGATCTGGCTGATGGCGTCCCCGTCCGCCAGCCGGCGGCGTTCCTGATCCAGATCACCCGCCGTCGCCCTGTCTTTCCAGGCCCGGCGCGCTGCGTTCCAGAGCACGCCGCAGGTGAGGACGGTGATCGCGGCGAGGCCGAACAGGACGCGAAGGGGCTTCGGGGGTTTCACGCCGCCCTCACCTCCGCTGCGTCGAGCCAGCGCCCGTCGCACGACGGGTACTTCAGCAGCCCGCCGCTGTCGGCCTCCAGGTGGACGAGCACGGCCAGCGTCCACGGCTCGACGGTGCTGCGCGGGATGATCAGCCCCTCGGCTTCGGCCTCTTTCCGGCCAGCCCCCGAGTGCGCCCACGCATGGTGGTCAGCGCACAGCCGGACCCCGTTGCACGCGCACTGGGTGTGGTCGCGCCCATCGCCCCCGATGCCCTTGAGCCGCCTGTGGTGACGCTGGAGGTCGCGCGGCGAGCCGCAGTAGACGCACCAGGGATCGCGGGCGTCGAGGAGATCGGCCACGGCCTTGGGGAAGCCGTGCGGCCGGCCGGTGACGCTCCCGGCCCTCTTCGTCGCCGCGTCCCTGACCCCGCCGTCCGCCGCCGTGGTGACGTTACGCACCCACGGCTTCCTCCCCGGTCCCGGTCCGGGGGCGATGGTTGACAGGGCTCCGGGGGCGTGGGGACGGCGGGCCAGTTCGGTGGTGCGCTGCGGGAGGCTGTTCCAGGAGTTCACGGCGTGTCGTCGGGCAGTCCCGAGCCCGGCTTGCGGACCTCCGGCCAGTCGGGCGGGTTCTCGATCGGCAGCGCGCCGTCCGTGGTCAGCTCATGAGAGTCCGCGACGATCACGGCCTCGTGAACACCCCGGTCTGCCTCAGCGGCCAGCGCTGCGGGCTGGGCGGGGGCCATCGTGGCCTGCGCAGCCGCGCGGAGTTGCTCGCGCCGGTACTCCGCCGACGTGGGCACCCATGGCTCCAGGCGCTTCGCGGCGGTCTTCCACCACATGGACCGGCCCTGGAGTTCGGGGTGGTTATCGCCGCCGTCCATCCGGTTCCACGGGCTGTACTTGTCGTCCCGCTTCCAGCCTCCGGATGCGCGGGCTGCGAACACGTCGTTGCGGCTGAGCAGGACAGGGCGGGACCAGTTCCCGGTCGTGAACTGGGCGACGCCGTACACGCCCACCATGTCACCGCGGTTCGGGTCGCCGTCGTCGCCGAAGAAGTCGGCTCCGGTGGTGCCGGGACGGGCGGCGAAGTGATGGACGGGCTTCTCGTCCTCGCCCTCGGTGAACCGGAAGTAGTCCTTGGCGCACACCTCGCGCACGACCACCTTGGCCACGGCACCGGACCGGAACATCCGCTCGATGACACCCCGGTACCCTTCGATGCCCAGGACCCCGCCGTCACGAGGGGTCAGGTAGAACTCCTCGGTTCCCGGCTGGTGACCCTTGGCGGCGCACCGGTACAGGGCGATCAGCAGCGTCTCCGGCTTGGCGGCGGCGAACTGCATCAGCTTGTCGTTGGCGAGCAGCGCGGCCCACGCGGTGCCCAGGAACGTCTTCACGTCCAGGTGGTCAGGGAGGATCGACTCAAGGTGACTGGCCTTGGCCCACATCAGCTTGTCGAGGCCGCCGCCGTCGCGCTTCTCCATCGCCCTGGCGATCGTCTGGGTGGTCATCAGCGTGCTTCCTTCGCAGTCCGGGCGGGAACGAGCTTGTTGACGGTGCAGGCTTTGCGGACGTGCTCTTTCACGTCGTAGACCTGCCGGGTTGCGACTACCTGGCCATCCGGGCCGAGCGCCCGGCGGCCATCGCCGAGCCGGGCGCGGATGCGGTTCTCGGCGAGGCTCTTGCGCTGCTCGGCTTTCTTCGCGGCGGCGCACGCGGCCTTGTACTGGCGCTCCAGGGTCCGCGAGATCGTGACGTCGGTGTCCTCAAGGCCGGAGTGCAGCTGCTTCAGCGCCTCGCCGGTCGCCGGCCGCCAGTCGACGTCCGGTTCGCGGCCGGGCCGGAGGTGCCGCTCGAGGAACAGTTCGGCTTCCTCGCGTAGCAGCTTGAGGTCGGCGCGGGCGTCGGCGTCCATCGTGATCTCGTACACGCGGAGCTTGCGGGAGTGCAGGAACAGGCAGGGGATAAAGGCCGTCTCGACGCCCATGACGTCCATCTGCCAGAGTGCCTGGCAGCGGTAATGCACGGGTATCTCGTCGCTGCCGTCTTCGCCCCACCCGTCGTAGGTAGCCGAGGTCTTCGCCTCAGCTACGGCGTCGGGGACGTTCTGGAAGTCGGCAGCGGGCCAGAACCGGTCGTTGTCCCGTTCCCATACCAGCCGGTCGGGCGTGGCCATCTGCCACGGGCGGCCGGGATGGGCGTACAGGCTCCGGCCGTCGCCGCCCACGATGAACTCAGGGTGCTGCTCCGCGAACATCTCGCAGACCAGCGACTCAAAATGGCGGCCGACCCGCATTTCCACGTTGTCCCCGGCGCGCTCAAGGTCGCCGCGCTTGCGGTGGTACAGCGCGAACGGCGACTCGTACGGGCTGAGGCCCATCACGACCGCGATTTCCGAGGCGGTGATTCCGTTGTCGCGGGCGGCCAGCCATTCGGCCTCACTCGCGGTCGGGACCAGGAGCGCGCTCACTTCTCCCCCTCTGCTCCCGGGAGCAGCCGGATCACTTCGGCGGCCTTTCCTGCGGCGTTTTCTGCTGCGGTACGGAGTGCCCCGGCGGACGCGGGCACGACGTTGTTGCACAGGTCGTAGTAGCGGCCGACAGCGCGCACGAGGTTCGTGACGGCCTCGCCGATGACCTTGTCGCGGTCCTCGGGCCAGTCCAGGGACATGGCGCGGGTGCAGGTCTTCTGTGCCTGCGCGACCAGCGAGGCGGGAGAGGCCAGCCCGCTTGCGGCACTCATTCGGTCACGACCGCGGCGAGGATGGCGGGCTCGACGTCCGCTCCGGCGTCGAGTGCGACGGCGAACGAATCGCCGTCCGGCCCGAACTCCAGGTGGACCTGGCGCCCGTTCACCCAGACGACGGCGCACAGTCCTGCGTCGTCATCGCCGGCGCTCCAGTACGGGTCCGCTGAGGTCGCGCCGGGAAGGGCAGCGACGACGGCGGCGGCTATCGGGTCCCCTCCGGCGTCGAGGTGCGCCTGCGTGACGGGGATGAGGACTTCAAGGGCGGTCGGGGTGCTCATGCCGCACCTCCGGCCGTCACTCGCCGGGCGGCCTGCCTGCGGCCCCTGCGCATGCGCCTGCGCAGGACGTCGGCGGCAACGATCAGCCGCGTCAGCGCTTCCGGGTCCTCTGCCCGGTACAGGACTTCGCCGTCCTTGCCGGCGCCCAGGGACAGGCGGCCGGTCACTTCCCCGCCGGGGCCTTCGGTGAAGTCGGCGAGGTACGGGTAGCCGGTGAGTTCCTCGCTGGCGAGCAGGTCGCCGGCGGCCAGCGTCCCGGTGACCGGGGCGGCGTGGCGGCCGGGGCGGAGGAAGATGCTCATGCCGCCACCCGCTTGAGCATGATCGTGTCCTCGCGCACGGCCGGCTCAGCCTTCGCAGCGAACGCAGCCGCCGTGTCCTCGGGCACCGAGTAGAGCCAGATGCCGGCGCTGACCATCCGCCCGCCCCGCGTGCCTTCGTCGGTCGCGCAACCGAACAAGCTGCGCCGGGCGATCGCGGCGCTCGCGGCGAGGGTCGCGCGGAATTGGGGCAGGTCGGCCAGGTCGGCGTTGAGGTCCGGTATGTACCGCTGCATCGGCTCGGACTCGCCGGGCTTGTCGTCCCACTCTCCCCAGGCCACGGCGGGAGGCGGCGCCTCCCCTTGCGCGTGTGCCGGATGCCATGTGGTCTCGGCCCCGATGCCGGTGAAGTATCCGGGCACGTACACCCCCGCCGGCTCCGGGGTGAAGGGGCGCGGTGTCGGGGCCGGGTCGGTGATCAGGTCGTGGGGCATGTCGGCCGGGTCGATGGCTGCGGTCGGCTCGGGGTCGGCGGGCTCGTGCGCCACCTCGGCGGCAGGCGCGGGACGCTCCAGCGCGCCCTCGCCCGTGACCGGGCTCTGCCAGCGGTTGACAGCCTGGGTGAACTCGCCGGGCTCGCTGATGTCCGCCATGGCCAGGTGCCGCGAGGCGGTCAGGGGGCGCTCGGCCGGGGCGACGGACGCGGGGGCCTGCTTGCGGCGCATCCACCAGGGGCGGCGCGTCGTGCGGGCCTTGGCGTGCCCGTGCGCGGGCGGGACGGGCTGCTGGCTGAGCGCCCCGACTTCGGCCAGGCGCCCGGTCTGGGCGTCCCTGAGCCACGCTCCGGTCTTCTCGCCGTACTGGTCGGTGGTG